ATAATGAAAAATGAATAACAAATATATTAATGACTTTAGAAAAGGTCAAAAAAGAAATAAGTATATTCAAGATCCTACTTATTTAACTTTCTTCTTTCAATTTGTATATGATGATGGTAATATGTCTCCTTTATTAGCTGACGCGCTGTCAGACAATCCAGCTGTTGGTACTGCTGCTTACTATCTTAAGAATTATATTAAAGATGAGGGACGTGCTAATTCATTAAAAGAATTTGCTAAAACTCTAAGATTAATTAACAGTCAAATGCCATGGTTTTGGCAGACTTTAACCGGTGCTGAAAACTTTCTTAATTATAATGTCAATGAACCTTATAGAGGTGGAGATGAAGCTAAATTAACAATTGGTTGTTTAGAAAGTTTAAACTTAATGGTGTCTGGTATGATGGATTTATATCGTGCTGCAATGTGGGACGAAGATAGATGGTGTTGGGTAGTTCCTGATAATCTTAGAAAGTTTACAATGATTGTTTATGTTTCTGAGATTAGAAAGATTCAAACTACAACGGCAAATGGTTCTATTTCAAGCTTTTTACAAACAGCATTTGGTGTAAATAAAACAAATGCAGCAGTGACTGGTGATAATTTGCCATTCTTTGCATTTAGAGTTGGTTTAGCTGAATTTGCTTTAACTTCTGGAAAAGATGTTTTTGCTGATTTAAGCTCAAGTAAAGCAGAATCTCCATTGCCTAATATTGAAATCTCTTATGAAAGAATTCATACGTATGATGCTAAATATTTAAATGGTATCATGGACAAACAAGTTGGTCTAGAAGATAAAAAAGCTGGCAGTGGATTTCCAGGTCCTTTAGGAGATATCGTTGATCAAGCTGCTGATGCAATATCTGGTATTGGTGATGACCTTTCTGGATTTGTTGATAGTGCGGTTGCAAGAGGCGCAAATCAAGTTCAAAATATGGTTAATGGCATAACTGCTAACGTATTTCTTGGAAACGCATACAGTGACACGCGTACATTTAGAGATGCACTTAGACAAGGTTCTATTAACTCAATTGCTAATGTTATTGGTGATATAACTCAAAGACCCGCAAAACCTAAAACAGATTTAGGTAACGCATACGGACTATAATAAATTTGATACATAGTATATGGAAACCATTAGAGAATTAGGATCTGATGACCTAAGAACAACTCATTGGTTAGGTGAAGTCGTAGACAACAAAGACCCTGAGTTTCTAGGCAGATGTAAAGTGAAAATTTACGGCAAGTTTGATTTATTAGCTGCTGCAGATATGCCTTGGGCCTTTCCTATGAATCGAACTAATCCAGGACAACATGTTGTGCCAAGAATCGGAGATATAGTGGCTGCTAGATTTGATAATGGTAATATTTATATGCCAGAGTATTGGGTCCATGTAGATCAGAATAAAAATCTAAAGGATGATATTCTAAAATCTGCTTCTGAACCACATAACGTAGTATCATTAGTTTATGATGCTGAAAGAAATATTAGAATTTATTGGTCAAAAGAGGATGGTCTTGTAATTACAACAGGAAAAGCCAAAGACAAAGATCCTATGATAAAATTTGATAAGGATGGAGATATTCTTATTAATGCCAAAAATATTTATATGGCCACAAGTCCAACAGATAAAACAGAACCCGGTGTAAATGGTGAAACTCTTTTTCAAACTCTTGACAAGTTTATGAAAGAATTTAATAAACATACACATCCAACCCCATCTGGACCAAGCAGTCCTCCTCTTCCTACTAGTGTAATTGCTATAGAAGGAGAATTAGCTAAACTCGATAAGATTAAACACGGGACTAAAAAGTAATCGGATATATAACTCATCACTTCTAAATAAAAATAAATGACACAAAAAAATCAAGACAATTCTAAGACACCAAAAATTAGAATTGGCGAAAAAAACAAAATCGAGGCAATCAGTCTAGAAAGCCTTGTAACAATCACACCATCTGAGAAAAAAGTTGTAGACCTAGATGCTCACAACAAAGACGAAGCATGGTATCTTCCTAACGGTGAATTTAATTGGGACGCTTATGAAAATGAAGCAAAACCAAAAAGAACCGTAAATCCCCACATTAAATTAAAAGATCCAACTGACAGAGTATTTTCTCATGCGTCTTATGCGCAAGATTTATACAATATGATGTTTGATCGTTCAGCTAATGGTTTTACTAATAAATTCATGATTGAAGTTGGTAAAGTTTACGATGGTAAAGTTTATGGAATTTCAAACAATTGGATGAGCGTCGATGTAGATTACAGAGAACTAGTCTATGTTAACATCGAAAAAGAAATTGCTAATGATTTAAAAGTTGGAGATAAAACTTCAGTTAAAATTGTTAGAGACAGAAGTAGAGGTGAAGACTTTGTTGTAGGTTCAGTTGAAGAAGGCGTTAAACATGCTATCTTTGAAGAGTTAATGGGTAATATCGACAACAATATCGCTTATGCTGGTCTAGTTAAACAAATGATCCCTGAAGGTGGTTACATTGTAACTATTAATGGTATCGATTGCTTTATGCCAGGATCTTTAGCTGGTATGAATAAATTACACGACTTTAGTTCTATTATTGGAACCGATATGTATGTAGTTCCTATTTCATTCTCACCAGAAAGAGGCACAGTAGTTGTTTCTCACAGAGCTTATTTAAAAGCAATGGTTCCTTCGATCCTCGAAGATCTTAGAAATGCAAAAGATGAAGTTATTACAGGTTTTGTTACTGGTAGTGCTAAATTCGGTGTATTCTGTGAATTCAATGGTTGTTTAACTGGTATGATCCACATCAATGACTTGGATGAAGTACATGCTGCTAAGTTAAGAAAACATGAAATCAATCCAGGAGATGCTATTGAGTTTAAAGTAAAAGAAATCATTTCTGATACTAAGATTACATTAACTCAATTGATCCACAATGATCCATGGAATGGTATCACAGAAAGATACAAGATTCCTGCAAGAGTAACCGGTACTGTTAAGTCTATTAAAGATTACGGTATGTTTGTTGCAATCGAAGAAGGCGTTATTGGTTTATTACACGTAAGTGAATTGCCAGATGGTGCTATCAAAGATTATGCAAAGAATCAAGAAGTGCAAGTAGAAATCTCAAGAATTGAAGAAATTACCAAAAAAGTATTCTTAAAACTTATTTCTTAATAGATGTTTAAAAGGGGGTGATATATACTTGAAAGATAGTATTATAATCTCTAAATATGTTAAACATCCATAACAAAGACATTCTCTTTAAAGCCTTAATCGGCTTCGAGTTCGAATTCTTTTCAAATTACGACCTAGACGAGGCAGTTAAACAACTTAAGTCTCTTCTGGGTCGTGATATTTATGTAGGTACCAAAGCACATAGCGAATTTCAACCTACAGATAAAAAGTTTAAAGTTGAACCTGATATGTCAGGTGGTAAGAACATGCTTGAATTAGTGACTGGTGCTTTACCGTATCAAGATGCTAGAATGGTTCTTATTAAAGTGCTTACTTATATAAAAGAACACGGTTATACAACTGACAGATCAGCTATTCATATTAACTGTTCGTTTGATATTAAGCAAACTGGTGATCCTTATAGAATCAAGAAAATGAACGTTTTAAAGTTTATTCTTGACTTTAATGAGCCACAAGTTTATAAATTCTTCCCAAATAGAGAAAATTCGGTATATGCTAAGTCCATTAAATGGATCTTACCAAGAGCTGAAAACTTCTATTTTGATGGTAACACAATTTCACAGATGAATTTCGAGTATCCGATGTCTAAATATTATGGCATTAATTTTTCTAAAGCAGAAAAAGGCTACTTAGAATTTCGTTATTTAGGTGGTAAAGATTATCAAGACAGAACCACAGATCTTTTGCATTTAACAGATGTGTTTCTATTGCAAATGTGGAATGCTACTGAAAATCCTGGATTTACGCCTAATAATAAACTTGAATTAAAAAGAATTCTTGAGCTAAACAAAAACGTAATCGAAGGTCGTAAAGACTGGAGAAAACTATTTACAGATGATAGTAACATCAAGTTAACTATTGATATGGATGACAGTGATGTTATTATTGACATGTATTGGCCACAAATCAGAGATCGAGTAATTAAATTATTTACTCATGGTGGAATTGAGGGCGGTAGAATTAATTACGACACAGATGCTGGTAAAATTCAAATTAAAGATGCATTTATGAAAATGTGTTTTGAGCTTGAAGTTTATGAATTTGTAGATTGTAAAATTAGAGGATCTATTCTTAGCAGTGATTTTTACAACTGTGAAATAGAAGGATCTGATATTAAATTTTGTGCTTTGTTTCAGGGCACTAATGTAAAAGAAAGTAAGCTTCAATCTTGTTATGTTTCTCAAAGTGTATTTGCTGAAAACTGCTATGTCTTTGGCATAGACGGTTATTTCGAAGGTCAAATGCAAGGCGGAATATTTAGAGAAGGAAGATATACACATAAAGCTGATTTCATTGATGTTGAAATCGTACAAAGCAAAAAAATAGAAATGCAATAAAATGACTGATATTACAGCTCAAGATTTAGAAGACATGGGTCTCCCTAGGGAATATGATCCCAATTGTTTAAACAATTTTATGATTGAATTAGCGGATGATATTACTGGAGCATGTATGATTCCAATGAATCTGCCTAAAAAAGAAATTTATAATATTATTCAAAGAGCTAAGAAATGGTTCTATAAGAATTATGAGTACTCTGTGCAAGAGAATTTCTTAGTTATTCCTGAAGAGTATTTTGTAACACCAACATACTTAAGTACTAGATCTTTAACTCTTCCTGGAGCGGCATTAGATGGCTCAGGAGCTGTCTTTGCAGTATACGGTGTTTATCCTGTAGGTTCTTATTATGGTGCTGGTACAGACGTTCGTTTTACCAAGGGTGACTTTAACATCGACCGTTTATTATTTGGTGGTATGTTAGGTCAAGGTACTTATGATATTAAATCAGCTGAAAACTTACAGTATTATGTAGTTCAGCAAAGTTATTATGATATGGCTCGTCAGATCATTAACAATACAATTTCGTTTAACTATAGTAATTTGACTAGAAACTTAAAAATTATGGGTGAAACTCCAAAGAGTCACTTGATTTTAGAGGTTTACCAAACTATTCCAGATTGTGCATTATTTGAGGATGAAATCTTCTTTAGATATTGTTCAGCAAAAATTAAAGTTTCATTAGGTGCTAAATTGAGTATTTTTGATTATAATTTACCAGGTGAAGTTAAACTTAATGCCGATGTTATCAAATCTATGGGTGAAGATGAATTAGAAAAAATTATAGAAGAAATCAAAGGCGACGAAGGTGTCGACTGGATGATGCATTCTTAATGAAATATATAGTAACATAGTATGGAACTTTACATAAGAACATTAGATGATCCGAATTTTGATCCAAAGAAGTTGCAATCTCAAACAGAAATTGCACAACTTCTTACACAGATCGAAACGATTCTTTTTACGACAAAAGGAGATGTTCTTGGTGATCCAAACTTTGGTGCTAACTTAGAAGATTTATTGTTTGAGTTTAACTTAAACGAAGAAACGATTCAGGCTTCTATAGAAAGACAATTGGCTACTTATTGCCCATTGGCTCAAAAATATAACACGGAAGTGGTTGCAAAATTCTGGAAAGAAGGCGATGTTGTAATTGCAACAGTTGACGTTGTTATAAATAATCAATATGCTGTTAGGGCTGTAATAAATTAAACAAGAGATGGCAGATTTTAAAATTTTAAACAAAGCTAGAATACAATCTTCTCAGATTTTTGAAGATACAAGAACCTATATTTCTAGAGCTTACAAAAGAACAGGTGAATTTTTCACTGCTGCGTCACCGTACGCTCAAATCCTATTAGTTCTTTCAGAACTTGGTCAACTTATCATGTTCTATATTGAAGATGCTTTAGTTGAACAAAATATTTATACTGCGCAACAAACTGAAAGTATTTACGGTTTAGCAAGATTAGCAGGTCACGATCCAACCAGAGGTTTTAGTGCAACTGGACAAATTAAATTTAGATGGAAACCGGGTGTTACTAGCGATATTGCTGGTGATGCATTGACTATTCCTGCTAATGCTGAAATTTCTTTTCCTGCAAATGGTTTAGTTTATTTAGTTAGAACAAATGGAGATCAATTTAGACTTGATAAGAATTTCTCTGGCTATATTAATGCCCCAATTATACAAGGTAAATTGGAAAGTCAAACATTAACTGCTACTGGTGAAAGATTACAATCGTTTAATGTTAAAGTGTCTGGTGCAACTGGACATGATACAGTTAGAATTACTGTTAACAGTGAACTTTGGACGGCTTACAACTCATTATATGAAATGAACTCTGATTCTAAAGGATACCTTATTAAAACAGGTATTATGGGGGGATTAGATCTTTATTTTGGAAATGGAAACTTTGGTATGATTCCACCTGCCGGTGCAATTATCGGCGTTGAATATATCAAACATGATGGTACTTTAGGTAACTTGGGTGATGCCAAAGATATTACATTTAAATGGATTACGGAAGGAACTGATTCAGTTGGAACTCCTTATGATTTAAATCAAGTTCTTGATTTTGAAGTTGTTTCTGCACCTAAAATGGGTGGAGATCCAGAATCTACTGAATTCACTAAATTAATCGCGCCATTAGCTTCTAAATCATTTGTATTAGCTACACCAGAGAACTATGAACACTTCTTATCAAGATACAACTCATTCTCTTATATAGATGCATATAACACAACAGACGATGGATATTTAGACGATGATAACGTAATTTACTTATTTATGTTACCAGATGCTAAAAGAAAATTAACAGGCACCCAAGATTATTTTGCATTGCCAATCGAAGAATTTACTTTTACTGCAACTGAGCAAGCTGCTATTCAAAAAACTATCGAAGACTCAGGTCAACAAATGGTAGTTACAGATATTGAATTTGTTACGCCTACCATTAAAAAATACAGAATGGATATTTACGTTAGATATTTTGAAGGCTTTGATAAGAATCAAATCTTTAAAGAGGTTAGATCTAAAATGAGTGAATATCTATTGAATATAACAAGAAGAGACAAATTACCAAAATCTGATATTATTGCTTTATTAGAAGCTGTAGAAGGTATTGATGCGGTCAATGTACAGTTTGTTTCATCACTCGAAGAAGAGGCTAGAAGATTAGGTTACTATTATGTTAAAACAATAAAAGTTACTCCTTCGACTCCTTTATTAAAAGATATAGGCAATGGTAAACAAAGATATTTCTTCTTTGAAAAATCAGAAACTATTCAAAAAGTTAACTTAATTCCAGGACAACCTAATCCCGTTGGATTTGATAAATATATTGGACTAGACAAATATGGTGATATTATCTTACAGAAAGAAGATCTTGCTTTATTTAGAGGTGGTTGGTATGATAGAGATAATGCGGTGGTAAAAGATAGCCCAGCATTAAATGAGATGGCAAGTTTATCAGTTTATTTTGATGAACCACCAGTACAAAGAACGGTATTTACGCAGTTACAAGCTGCAACTAGAAAAATGCTTTAAATATAAACTTAACAGATGGCAAAGACAATTTATGACGGTTTATATAGATATAAGTTAACAAAACTTTATACAACAGCAAAGCGTTCTAAAGACGATAGAAAAAATACAGGTTATGATTACAAAGATAAAATCATGAGAAGATCTGTATCTCCACATATTTATAGAAATGAAGTTATGGCTGATTTTCTAGATTTTATAAATGATTTTGTTTATGAAAAAATTAAAGCTGTTAGAAGACTTAAATTGTTTAAGTCCTTTACTGTTGACAAAGACTACGATATAGAATAATGAATTTACAAGATCACTCAAGATATTTATTTTTCAACGGTACTAAAGGTATATTGAATTTTGATTACAACTCGACGGATAATATCTGGACGGGTAGTATTCATTTAAATGAGGTTTCAACTGGACTTTTTGAAACTGTTTCTTTGGCGATCGTAGAAGAGGTGAAGGATGTTGATGGAAATATTCATTACGTTAAACCTATTGCTGGAAATGGCGAAACAGCCACTATTACTGCAAGATTAGTTACTAACAATTATACGAGTGATGACATATTCTTATTTGAAACCGTTTTAGGTGAAAATAATGATTTAGAAGTTAGTAAACTGATCAAAAAAGATCTTGCGATTGATGCATCAACAATAGCAACTCATACAGATCCTTCTTATAAAATTGTCCCTTTACTTTCAAATATCCATGAAGAGGCTATTATTTTTAATTTAGCACTTCAGTCTGAAACTGAAGGTTCTCACCTTAGATGGTTAGAATTGGTTATGTCAACTGGACAAGTTATTGCTTATATTAAATTATATGGTGAAACAGTTGCAGAAGATGAGCGTTTAGGTATTCTGTTAGATAACCTGGGAATGAGTATTCCAGAAGGTGATATGAGTCTTTTTAAAGACCATGACATCGACGAAGTTGGCACAGATTGGATCTTGCTAAATGCCAAGAGAAAAGAAATGCTTTTAGAGGGTCACAATATTAAGCCATACATTGGTACATATAAAGCCTTAATTAATGCTGTTAAATTCTATGGCTATAATAATCTAACAATCAAAGAATATTGGTTAGACATTAATAATAAGTCTCAGAATTTTGGTAAATTGCGTGCTGTTGCTGTAACAGATGTTGATAGTCCAGGATATAGCGTTAACGGTTCAACTGGAATTAATAAGCCAAGTGGAACTGCCAAAAAGACTTCACGTTTTTCTTTAACATATAGAATTAATACACCAACAGGTGTAGATGATGAGTGGGATACACCACAAGTAGAAGAAGTTTATGACTATTCTCCTGAAGAAGTTCTAGTTAAACTTTATGCTCTTAAGAATAAATTACAGAGAAGCTATTTACCATTATATGCTAAAATAGTTGATATTACTGGCGAGGCTGATATATTTGGTGTTAAAAATACAAATGTTAGTGCTAATGCAAATCCAATTGGATTTATTGATGGTGGTATAGATCTTAAATATACAGTCTTTCCTGAAGGACCTATCTTTATTGAGAATCTAGAAAAAGTTAGTGATGCATTTACTGATGATTACAATGACTTTGTTAATTTACCAAAGGTAGTTAATAATATAACATATACCAAACAAAGTATGATGGATGATATTAGAACTTTCTATACATCTTATTATAGCTTATCACTAGAAGACAACGAAATGACACCGTTTGATAATGATGGACCGATTACCGGTGCACCATTAATTTTAAAATTTGACGGTTATCAAGATCTTTGGAAAGAAATGGATCAAAATCTTTCATGGAATGATTTTGAACAAGCTACTTTTAATCAATGGAATAATTATTGGTCAAGAAATACCTATGAAATCGAATGGACTATTACTGGACCAAATGGTTATAATAGAGTATTAAGAGGTCCTATAGGATATTGGAGTGAAACAAACTCTGGAACACCAAGTGGTACGACTGCTGTGTGGAATCCTGAATTTTGTGAATTGCCAATTGCTTTGCCTTTTGCTGGAAATTATAATGTGACTTTAAAGGTTTATGATCTTTACAATTATGTGTCACAATTAAGAGAATATGACAAAATAACTGTTGTTAACAAAGCTGTCAGTATTTATGGTCTTTATAAGTACAGAGAAGAAACTTATATTTGGAATGAATACGATGATATGTGGAAATCTGCAAGTGCATCATGGAACTTACCCGTAAATAATCAGGTTATGATCCAAGACATCCCAGCTTCGGCATATTTGACATTAGACAGATATAACTACTCTTATAATAACGACAACCCAGATTTGTCTACAATCACTCGTTATAAAGATTTAGATGCAGAATTTGGTTGGTCAGAAACGACTGGTCCTTATTTCTGGAATAATCTTGGAGATGCTAATTGGAATCATTCATCTAATTTATGGTGGGAAGCCACTGAAATTGGACCAGATCAAACAGCTTCTTTTAAAATTAGCGATATTGAAAATGGTAGCGAGTTAACTGTTTATCATAGATCTCCTGAAACCTCACAAATAGTTTTTGGTTCTTATGTTATTACTAGTCCAACACCAACTAACGTAGCTGGATGGCAAGCAATAGCTGATGAATTAAATGCAGTGACTAACCCGATTATTAAGAAATTTGCTTTTAATCCTGTTTTTGAAGATACCGATAACGACGGAACAAATGATGTATGTTTATACATATTGGCTGTTGGAAAAGAATACAGTGCACATAATGATTTTGAAGAAGCAACGTTAACTTTCGGTGAAATTCATAGCGGGCAACATTATTTAAGCAGAAATCCAACATGGAATGACACGGTTTTCTTTGAGGGACATGCTGTAGTTAATAAATTAACACACGTGACATTTGCATTAGATAAAACTATGATGCCCGGAAAAACTAAACCAACATGGGTACTTAAAAATGAGTCTCAAAATTCTCCTGATATATACTATGATAATATGTGGTTTACCTACTTGTTTAAGAACGCTGGAACTTATTCGTTAAGTCTAGAATTAGAGGATACAAATGGGAATATCAATAAAGTCAAGAAAAACATAATTACAGTAAAATAAAATATAAAAAATGGCAAACATTCAACAAATTCTAGGTACGGACAGCATTTCTGCTTCAAGAACAGTTATCAATGACAACTTTAGTGCAATCAACGCTGAGTTAGGTGATATTCTAAATTACTTAGACACAACTAATCTTACATTAAGTTCAATGAGTTTGGTCGAATCAGATCAAATCACAGTACCTGGTGCAGCAGATTTATCACTAAGTGGTAATACTTTTTCTGTAGCTTCTGAATTTACATCTTCTTTAGAGATGGCTGCTGCGGTTTACAAATCGGCTTATGCGTCAGTATCTACTTTTCCAGCTACATTAACAAATGTTCATGGAACTATTATCTTAGATGCTTCTATGACAGCAACATCTAATTTAGCAAACGGAGCATCTGATGGTCATGAAATCACAGTACTGGCTAGAGCAGCGTATCCTGATGCTCTTAACGCATCGAATATTTTAGGATTCACTACTGAAAATGTAAATTTTACAGGAAATGGTTCAACGATTACATTGAGATGGTCTCAAACGCTTTCAAAATGGATTGTAATTAGCTCTTACGCTACTACAATTTCATAATAAAATTTAGAGTAAAGTAATAATATGTCAACACCTTTAATTAGAAGACCGCAAACACAAGGTTCAACAGTATATGCATTTGCATCTGCTGCGAAAGATTTAACAAGAACCCATAACAATCCAGATTTGAAATTTGAATTTTCAAGATTTGCATTGTTAAATTTACCTGAAGATACTTCAGTTAATGGATATAATTC